GATCACAATCACGACTATATTGTGTTTGTGTAAAATAATGTCCTTTATCAATTTGTCTATCATACCAGTATTCAAAACCTTGTTCAAATACATTACTGCGGGTTTTCAATGTTTCCCAGTCATCTTTATAATCCAACGATTGTAATTTAAAATAATGCCTATCTTTCTGAAATTTATAATGACTAAACAATCTATCAAATGTATTTCTTACTACACAAAACTTCCATCCAAAGTTTTTATATCCTTGTGCAGTTGCTTCTTCTAATGTTATATGCCAGTTATTAACATTTATATGTTTTCTGAAATTTTTTTTGATCCATGTTCTAACACTTGTACCTCCGGTTTTTCGAATATGTACAAATGTAAACTTGTTTTCAACTATCACCATCCGTGTTTAAGCCTTTTAGCTTTTGTAACAAACTGTTACGATCCGTTACTACATAACCGTCACCGTTTACTATATCGCCAGTACCTGGACCACTATCTTTATCCATCTTTTCTTTTTTAAGTTGCAGTTCGACCATTTTTAATTTTTTATCTAATTTTGCTACTTTTGCATCTAGATTAGTTTTTAACATAGTTCCAGCAACTTCAAATACACGACCAGCATATCTGCCTTCTACATTCATTCCTAAATCCATTAGGTCGTCGTATGCTTCCATGGCTTTTTCTGCTACTTCGTTTAACTCTTTATCTGCCATGTCTCCAAGGCCCTTGACAGCTGGTAATGCACCTGCAATTTTGTCAAACTCTTCTATATCTCTAAATGTATCTTGCTGTTCAATAATTGCTGTTTCTTTTTTTGAAGCCTTAGGCTTTGTATCAGCAACATTTAATAATTCTTCTAGTTTTTTGGTCATAATATTATTCCATTATATGCTAGTATTATTTATCTACGTTTTCCTTTGTGAAAAATATCACCCTCGTTTATAATACGAAATGCTATGCCTTTTTGTTTACACCAAGCTCTAGCGGCTGCCCATTTTGCTTGGTTAACAACATAGTGAGCTTGATTAGCACGGCTGCGTCCTAACTGTTCTCTGTGTGTTTGATTAGCAGGTTTTACTTCGATAAGTTCTACTTTTTCTTTGCCAGTTTTATCAGTATAAACAATAAAAAAATCAGGAACGTAAATTGTAAATTTTCCACTAAGTGGATTTCTATAAGGTATCTTGATCGATTCACTTGCCCATTTACTAATGCTGGGATTAGTATCACAAAATTTCATAAACATGAACTCCCAACTACTTCTGTAGGTAGGTGTTCTGCCTCCTACATATTTGTCAGGATTTTTTAGTGCATACTTTCCCTGAGCAAATCGAGGCATTAGTATACCACATTTCTAGCTTCTATAGTTGTTGTTTCTATAACACTTTTTATTCCTAATAAACTTGAAGCACTACGATTGCTGTTGAGTATTTTTGCAACTATGCCGCTTAACTGAACTTTATCAAATACTTTTAATGTATCTAATACTTTAAATATATCAACTTTATCTTTTATAGATTGTTCTATTAATATAGCACTTATACTTAGAGCAGACTGTTCTTCAAATCCTCTAGCTTTAAAAAATCCAACAGTTGCATCTACTTTATTTGCACTAACTTCGATTTGTTTGTTAAAATAATTGTCAAAAAAGATTTGTGTTTTATCTTTTTGTTTTATGTTTTCTACACTACTCATGCTTGATCCAATGCGCTTTGATAGTATTGCTCTTTGCCTATAGGACTTAAACTATTCCATATATCTTTCATGTCTTGAATATTTCCTGAATTGCTTGTACCTACGTCATCTCTAAAGACTTGAAAACTAACTTCGTCAAGTAGGCCTTGATTATTTTGTAATGCATCTAGTCTCTCTCTTCTTGATAAAGTAGATGTTTGCGAACTGTAGCTCGATACAGTTGTATTTGTAATTGCACTACTACTATTTGAATTTGGAAATGTTGAGTTTATTGCTCCAAATATCAATTGATCTAAAATACCAGCTTGAATTCCTTGTCCTTCTGCACTATTAATTATATCTCCAACATTATCAAACTCTAAATTATTGGCTAATTCTATTGTATTTTTTATTGTAGCAATGGTTCCTAGGTCAAATCTACCTGTTTCAATATCTCTAAATATTGACGTAAATCCATCTACTAAGCCGCCTCTTCCAAATATATTAGTAATTCGTCCACCGCCGCCTTCAACAGTCAAAGGACTAGGTGTAACATCGTAATGAGATGGATTAGCAAATCCACTAGGATTATCTTGACTAGTAGTACCTCTTCCATATAATACAGATTCGTAAGCAACTCGCATAGTATTAGTCATAAAATTACTTGCACTTTGTTCTACTCTATCATGCGCAAAAGTTTCTATTAATGGATTTACTAAAGTCATGCTAGTAAATACATTGTTTACGTTTGTGCTATGTAATTGATTAATTGTAATTGAATTAAAGAAAGGAACATTATTAAATTTTCTTCTGTCTAAACCATGATTGTATGTATTTGCAAATTCGCCTTTGTAATGATCAACAGGAGAATTATTATAAGGCAAAGGAACACTTGTGTCAGGTTGTCCGTTACTAGTAGTGTTTGCATAGTTAGGATCTTGATAATACCATCTAAAATAACTTTCCCATAACAATGTTGTAAGTCCTGCATTATCATCATGGAACACAAATTCTACAGGATCGTAATTTACCTTTGTCTGTACAACTTTTTTTCTATTATACATATTCAAGGTAGATGTATCAAAAGTATACGAAGGCATTGAAGCTGATTCAACTAAAAGATTAAATTCGTTTTTTTGTAATTGATCGTATACACCTAATTCTAATAATGCAGTACGATTTACATCAAATACTACATGATAAAGAAACTTAACTTTGGGCGTAAGACGTAGATTATTCCTAATATACAATGCACTTGCATGTGCAAAATCTCCTAGGTTTCCTTTAGGATTTCCTAAAGCATTACTAAAGTTATCAAAATAATTTGCTATAAAACTGGCCATATTGTATTTATCTCATAAAAAAAAGGAGCATACGCTCCTTTTTTAATTAGGCAATCTCTAAAGTATTTTAGCTTCCGCCACCGGTTACTAACGTACTTGTATTTCTAGGAACTGTTGAGCCTACGCCTGTTCCTACTGGTGTTTGAATTGCGTTGTCATACTGTATTGTTAATGCAACTTGTACAGCATCGTTGTTGGCATAGTTAAGTGTTCCATAATCAACGTTTGTTAAGAAACAACCATATAGTTCCCATGTTTCTAAAACGTTTGGAGTATTTACACCATTACCGCCATCTAATATTTCTATTCTTTGAGTAAATTTATAATCAATTCCAGAAGCAGCACTTGACTGTTCAAAGAAATCAAATTGTTTCTGTAGTTGTTCGCCAACTAGTTTTTGCACATTACCGTTTACATCATCTCTTAGTGTAACGTTTACTGTGTCCCAAGTGTGTTTACCTGCCAAATATACTTTTGAATTATATACGTCAAGTACCATTGGATCAAAACTTAGTGTAGGGCGTGTTGCTTCTACTACCTGTTTTGTCAATTCTTGAGTTTCAGCACTTACACCAAAATTTTCTAGCGTAATTCTAAAACGATATGATAGTTTTGGCATTAGCAAGCCTTGGCTATTTGCACTATTATCGTTTGCTAACGGTACCGAAATTTTTGTTAATGTTGAGATTGCCATCTACTATTCTCCTTAATACATATGTATTTATCTAATTGGGGCCAAGTTTCCCTGACCCCTATTTTTTATAGACCTGCGATCTCGCCTGTGTTTTTGATACGCAAAGGAATATATATAAATTCAATTGCTTTTACAGGTTCGATAGCTATATCTACATATAGCTCATTTCTATCAATTCTTGCCGGCGTGTTGTTAGTTTCATCACACACAACTAAGAAGTCATATAGTGCTCTAAGTCCAACTAATTCTACCATTAAACTTTCTACTTGCTGCTTGATTTCATCACGGGTGATTTTATCATTTGGTTCAAATAGATACGGTTTAGCAAGTTGATTTAACTGACTACGTAAGTAAACAACTAGTCTTGCAACATTAACTCTGTCCAATGCACTTGCATTTTTAGCACGAGTTTTTTGTCCAAATACAACTAATCCTGCGCCATTTAAGAAAGTAATTGGATTAACATTGTTTCTATACAATGTATCACGCTGACCTTCGTTTAGTGCAATACTTACAAATTCGTCCTCAGCATTTATATAACCTACACTAGAAGCATTTGTTACACCGCCACGTCTTGTACCTGCTGGTGCAAACCATGGATAAGCAACTTGGTCATTTAGTGCAAAAGTACGTAGTACCATATGCGATGCTGGAACAACAACATTGTTACCTGCATTATCGCTTGTGAAACCACTTGGATAATAAACACCTAAGTATTCATCGCTTGTTACAAGACCGTCATCGTTATCTTCAACTGCTAGTTGTTGATTAGTTGCCCAATTTTCCAAGCTAGTTGCGGATGGTGTTAGTCTCATTGGACTATCTCCAACTACAAATGCAGTTAGTCCTCTATCAAAGTTTAGAGTAATCATTTCGCCTATTAGCTCAGAATATCCTGGGCAAGCAATTAAGTTAAATGTTCTTGACTCGTCATCTCTAATATCTTGGTTACTATTCATTAATGATTGTAAAGCCTGTGTTACAACTTTACGCTGTGCTGATCTACCAAATGTTCCGCTGCCGTCTGCTTGATTACCTGATTCAGTAACCCAACGGTGTGGATAATAACTAGACATATCTTGATCGCCAAAGCGTTCGTTATCACCAGTAAGATCAATGTAGTTACGCTCAAAACGTCTTACATTAAATCCACTTCTACGTAAGTTCCATAGCAACATACCTTTTGGATAAAGTGCAGGATCTGGTGCATCTGGATCTAAATAATTACTTGAATTTAAATCTTCAATGTCTGCTGCGGTTGCTGCGTCTGCGCCAGTTGTACTATAACGTGCATCGGCAAATAGTATGCCATTTTCAGTAGTTTGATCAGTACTATCTAACAATGTCCACTTTGATAGTGTTGCATTGTAAATGTATACTTGTGGATAATTTTCTAAGTCTGCTGTACTAACCCAAATATCACCAGTAACTAAGTTACCACTATCTGAACGATCTCCGTTCTTAGGTTCTGTTGCACTTACAATAGGACCTTGCGAATCTGGCGAAGTGTTTGGATCAATGTTATAATATGGACTAGTTGAGTGATTAATACCTACCCATGTAGTACCGTTATGAACAAGCATATCAACTTCGTCTATTGTACTGCTGTACCATAGAGCACCATTCGCTGCAAGAGCAGTAGGCGCATCGTCGCTTGCACTATAAACTAAAGGTGACCATAAACTAATTACTAGTTTTTCAGGATCGCTATCTGTTTCACCTGGTTGCCAGTATAAATTCTGTGTACCTGTTTTAGTAGTTGCATTGTAAGGTGCAAATCCAGCAAATGTTAAAGCATTATTAGTATCAGTGATTCTAATTTCGCCGCCTAGTGTATGAGAAATTGTTATTCTGTTTTGTGAATCTACACTTGCAACAATATTAGTAAATCCTGCTGCGTTAATTGCTGCTACTAATGTTTGTGCATCTGCCGCTTGTCCAGCTGCTGTAAATGAGATTGTTTTAGCAGAATCTAATGCTTCTTGTGATTTTAAACTTTCCTGCATTGTAAGATTATAACTACCGCCTGCAAATGTAGATGCTAATATTTTATTACTTGTAATTGATGCTGCACCGCCAGCACGTTTAACAAATATTTTGAAATTTGCTGTATTTGCAGTTTGTTCAAGAGCATTTGATTGAATGTAAACTGTACCTACTGGTACGTTTGCACCGCCGCCTGATCTATCAAGTGCGAAAATTGCCCCTTGATTGGTGTCATATATTGGAGAGCTTGTTCTATTCCAAATTTCAGTTTCACCATTAAATTGTTTTACTCTCCAATCTGCACCAAGGTTTGGTGTAGTTGTTTTAATCCAAACACTTCCGCTTGGACGAGTATCGCTATCATTTGTTTTGAATAATGGTACATCTGTGTGCTTACTAATTTGTGCTTTAGGAGCAAAATAGAAACCTTCGTCGATACCAGCTGCTGCCATTGGCTGACCTGCACCATCTACAATCTGTATCTCGTCACTACCGCTACGATCGTTTAAAATTACTAATTTATTGTTTCTTGCTTCTGCTGAAACACCTGTGATACCTGCACCATTGATATCTGCTACCAAAGTAGTCAGTGTGTTACCAGACAACGTAATCTGAACTGATTCTGCACTGTCTGAGCTTGCATTGATTACGAAAGTATCACCAATGGAACCTACTGTTGAAGAAATTGCAATTGAACCTGTTACAGAAGGAATACTTCCGCTCCAGTCTGGATTGCCAACAATTACCCACGTATCGTCGACATTTTTATAATATATTTTAACAATGTTTGATGTTGTTACAACAGCATATTCGCCTTTTTGTCCTACCCAGCTTCCAGGCGCGGCAGTTGCATCTGCGCCAATTAAATCTGTCTTGCTTGTGATAACACGAGGAGTTTTTGCTATAAATGTTTGACCTGTTTCAGTTGTAGCTGCTGAAGCGTCCCATTCAAAAATTCCCCATTCTGTTGTTTGTGTATCTAACCACCATGTACCGTCTTCTGGGTTCGCGGTTGTTGGTGTTGAGCTTGCGTTTAAACTATTTAAGTCTACGTCTGCTCTAACCACATATGCTCTATTGCTTACGCCTAGATAACTATATGCAGCTTGTAAACCGTATTCGTTTTGTTCACCGCCTTGTACAACATTATTGTTTACGTCAGTAACAAATGTTGGATCTCCAAATGTTTCTACTAGATCTCTCTGCGATGTCATCAGGTAAACTTTACCTGCGTTTGCTTTTAGTGTGCCAGGTGCAACTCCAGTGCCCCCGCCATTCAGCTTATTTTCAGCTGTTGCTACAAAAATAATTGGTGTTGTACCAGGTTCAGCTGGAGTATAGAAACTTTCGTCTATAACGCTAACCTGAACACCAGGTGATGTTAGTGCCATTTTGTTGTTCTCCTCATGGGTAAATACTTTCTACTTGTATTTAGCTTATCAGAGGAGAAACCAGGGGTTTTGAGTCTAAAAGTACGTGGTTAACGGTGCAAATAAGTTAGTAACTGATCTACATTAAATTCTAAATTACTTAGTGTTGAATTGTTATCTATAGTGTAATCGGCCATCCAGTGAGTCAAGCTCATACTATCAATACCTTCTGGCGGCAAATGGTCACTGCGATCTACCCAAATACAATAATCAAAAACACCAGTATTTTTCATTGCAAAA